GCAGTTCTTGAAGTATGTGAAGGAGGCGCACAAGATCAGCTTTGATGTGCTGCCGACCATCTTCCGGGACGGCTGCCGTGACCCGGAAGAGGGCGTTGGAGAGCCGGAATGTGTGGGATGCAATGACGACTGCGAGAGTTGCGAAACCTACGAGAAAGCAAATTCGGTAAAGCCTTTGACTGAGCCGGAAGAGGTAGCCCCCGGCGCACAGTGGGATGTTGTTGCAATATACGACAACGCAGGCATTCCCAGCATCATGCACCGCTTCCGCCGCATGAACGACAAAGACCTGTTCCACGGCGGAAAGGACAAGCCGCACCCGGCGTTCATCATCGGCGGCGAGGTATACGACGAGATTTACATTTCGGTATACGAGAACACCATGATTAACGGTAAACCGTACAGCCTGCCCTACATGGAGCCTGTAACCGACATTACCGCAGACAAGTTTGCGGATGCCTGTTTCGCCAAGGGCGAGGGATGGCACTGCATGACGGCGGCGGAGTGGGGCTTGCTGGCCTGTCTTAGCTGGAAGAACGACACATTGCCACACGGTAACACCAACTGCGGCAAGTACCACGCCGACCCGACAGAGTGCGGCGTAAACGTCAAGGACAGCAACAAGACACTGACTGGTTCCGGCCCTGCTACCTGGACGCACGACCACACGCCGACGGGCGTACACGACCTGTGCGGCAACGTCTTAGAGATCGTCCGGGGTCTGCGGATCAAGGACGGCGCACTCTGGGCGGCGGAGAACAACGACGCGGCCCTGCCGGAAACAGACCTGACCACCTGCGGCGACGGATGGAAGCCCATCGTGGATAGCAACGGCAACCAGGTTTACGTCGATGCAATGGACGGAATCAAGTTCACCAACGAGAAACCGCAGCATGGACGCGCCAACTTCGAGAGTTGGGAAGATGTGCGGATGGAATGTTGGAGCGACCAGCTTATGGAACTGGGCTTGTTTGCTGGCGAGAAAAAAGCGTACTGCTCCGTGGATGCAACGGAAGGTGAATACCTTCCGAGTCGGGGCGGCGACTGGAGCCTTGGCGGCAGCGCTGGCCTGTTCAACTTGTACCTCTCCTATCCGCGCAGCGATTCCTACTGGTACATCGGGGGCCGTTCCGCTTATTTCAAGAAACGCTGAAAGCTGTTCGCTGGCAAGCTGTGAGCCGAGCGGTAGCGAGGCGGAAAGGAAGAAGCAAATGAACTGCTCAAAACGCAGGCACGACGGCGCGGCATACCGTCGGTGCGATACGCTGGTTTCACTGTACTGCCGACCGTGCAAAGACCGCACAAAGGCACGGCAGACACAGCAGCACAAGAAGAAACGCGGGAGGAAAAAGAAGTGACGATCATTATTCTGTGCGTGATGCTCATTATCCTGTTCGTCATAGCACTGGCGGTGGCAGCATTTTTCTGCTGGGTGTCCGATACGGCTTTTAGCTGGGGCATCGTCGCCCTGGTTTGGCTCTTCCTGCTGGTGATAGCCGTCTTTATCGGCGGCGGTGATGGCTGGGAATAACACCCGGCACGGGCTGGGCGACCCGAAACACGCCTGCCATGTGGCCGGAAGCGGGGGACGCAGACGGCCACCCCGGTTCATCGGATTTACCGGGTGTCCTACCAGACGAGGACAAAAAGAACACGTCAGGGCGGCCCGCATGGGCGGGGCGGCAACCTGTCCAATCCGCCCCTTTGATATGGCGCAGCCAGTGCAAGGCGGGAGTTATTCACCCGCCCGCCCGGTGCTGACTCCGGGGCGCGCCTCCACATCCGAATATAAAACAGAAACCAAAGGAGAACGAACATGAAAACACCTGCAAAAATCAACGCAAGCCGGGACGAATCCGGGAAAATGCTGATCGGTCTGGACGGGACGGGAGCTGGTCTGCTCTTGCTGGCCGGAAGAATTGCATCCGGGGTGCTTGTGACCGTGGCGAGCAACGAAAAGGAACTGGCCGAACTCAAGAATGTTATGCACAAGATGATCGACGAAGCCTGCAAGGAAGAATGGCTCGACAAGATCAGCGGCAAGCGCGGTGTGCAGACAGACAACATGACGGAGTTTTTCGCACATCTGCTCATGGGGAAGTTCTAAGAAAGGCGGTACGGCAATGGCAAGAAAAAAAGCCCAGCCCATCGTTACGGAATACCAGACCCGCAGCTTACTTGACTTGGCAGAACTTTTCTACTCTGACCCGGCGAACGTAAAGCGGTTAGAGGAATGGCAGAAGAAACAGGAGGGCAAGCGCAATGGCAAACGAAAAGCTGTATGAGGACATGGAGCCGCGGGAAAAGTTTGAAGCACTGTGGCTGAAAGCAGGACTTCACAAACGGCCCGGTGCGGATGCACTGCTCTACGACTTAGAGAAGCGGGGGTTCTTTGATCTCCCGGCAAGCATTAAGCACCACTCAAACCGTTTCGGCGGCCTGGTAACCCACACCGTCAATGTTGCGGATGCGGCAATGGAACTGTGCGAAACCAACCACGCCTTTAAGGACTGCGACAAGAACGCCGTGCTGGTGGCGGCACTCCTGCACGACATTTGCAAGGTCAACAAGTACCACGAAACTGCATTCCACAAGTACGGTTATGAGGATCGCGGCCTGCTGGGTCATGGCGAAGAGAGCGTGATTATGGCACAGCGGTTTATCAAGCTGACCGGGAAAGAAATCATTGCGGTTCGCTGGCACATGGGCGCGTACTGCGGCAGGGAAAGCTGGGACACACTCGGAACAGCCTATGACCGCTATCCCGAAGTTCTCTGCCTGCATTTCGCAGACATGATCGCAACCCACTATGATGAACGGTAATGCAAACCCGGCAAGGTACGTTGTGTATCTGCCGGATGGAACAAGAATCACGGGAGATACTGCACTCCTGCCGGAAGATTTGAACTGCGGGTTTTCGGAAGCCGAGATTGCATATATAGCAACTGCCGGACTGGCAGCATGGGACGCTTGTAAAGGCGGAATCTACTATCGGTACATCTGGCCATGTTGGCGGCTGACAAGAAATTATAACAAGCCGGAACGCTGGGAAATCTGGCAGGACGAACGAGAACATCCGGCCCCGATGGGGCGCGCAAGTTACATCCAAAAAGCGAAAAAGGAGAACCGTTTGGCAAGAAGCGCATACACCAAGACTGCCCCGCAAAGGGGTGCAACAAGAGAAGTACAGTGTGAGCATACGTTCAAAATAACCATCCCGCGGTGCGCGCCGTGCGGTGGCTACGACAAACAGTGCAAGCACTATCGACCGAAGAATAAGTAACCCCATTTGGCTTATTTTGCATGGCCGCTACACCCCGCGTCAGTGCGGCGGCCTTTTATGTGACGCAGGGCGAATCAGTTGTTGGTAGCTGCTGATCCGCTGAAAGCGGGGCCAAACCCCGCCTGCGTCGGTTGCGTATAGGCATCATGGAAGCTGGTGCGATTTTCCACAACATTTGCGCACCAACAGGGCGAAAGAGTGCCGTATGGCAGCGCTCCTCCTAACGCCACAAGCACGGTGAAAGACCGTGCTGCTCGTAGCCAAGTCGTTCCCTGCATGACGGCAACGGAAGCCGAGAGGGCGCGCCGCTGCATGAGCGAAGAAGTGCCTTGTCCTACCCGCCCAAGCCAAAGGCGGCAGGTCTGAATTAGGCCAGACCGAAAGCCGCTCCCAATCCTTTGCGATTTTCTCTCTAGGGAGCGGCACTTTTATATGCGGGCGCGCCTAGACCGACACGGTGACGGTGGCACGCGACCCCCTTTTTAACTCCGGGCCGCAAAGCTGGTTCAATTCCAACCGCCCGCACAAGAAAAAATAAAACAAAGGAGGTTGATTTCATGCTGTATTCAGAGGCTATCGAACTGCTGGAAGATATGGCAGATGATCGCTTTACGCCAATTACCGAGGCAGAAAGAGAAAAGGTGCGCACGGCAATCCGGCTGGTAGCAAAAATGGCAACGGTTAGAGCCTGCCCGAAGCGCGCACTTCACGCCGCAATTCGCTGGATCGTAGAGAACTGGGAGGCGAAAGAGGCATGACGGAGATTGAAAAGCTCGACGCAATGCTGACGGAGTTGCACGTCAACCATGATTTGCACCGCCGCTTCCCGGAGATGGACAAGGACTTTTCGGACAAGGACTGGGGCTGGCAGGTCACGGTGAACGACAAGAACTTTGGCGGCGACTGGGATGCCATCTGCGGTTACGGTTCTTATGGATTCAAACAGGGTTTGCTTGAAGTAATGGGCAACATCCGGGACGACAACGGCGTTGAGGGCTGGTTGACCGCAGAGCAGGTCGTGGAAATGGCAAGAAAGGCAGGTCAACAGACGTGATCCACCTTGGCGATATTACAAAGATTCACGGCGACCAGATAGAGCCTGTGGATTGCATCACGTTCGGCAGCCCGTGCCAGGATTTGTCCATTGCGGGACACAGGGCGGGACTTGCCGGAGGGCGGTCTGGTCTTTTTGTTGAGGCCGTGCGAATCATCAAGGAAATGAGGAAAGCGACAAATGGAATGTACCCAACTTTCGCTATTTGGGAAAATGTACCAGGAGCGTTCAGTTCCAACGGCGGAGAGGACTTCCGCACCGTTCTGGAAGAACTTGCCCGCGTGGAACAGCCAGACGCTATTGTTCCTAGACCTCCGAGGGGGGGGCAGATGGAGCAAAGCCGGAGCAATCGCCGGAGCCGGATGGAGCCTTGCTTGGCGACAGCTCGACGCTCAACATTGGGGAGTCCCCCAGCGTCGAAAGCGAATCGCTCTTGTCGCAGATTTTGGAGGCCAACGCGCCTCTGAAATACTATTTGAGCGAACGGGCGTGTCAGGGCATCCTGACGAGGGCATCCCGACGTGGAAAGAAATTACCAGACTTACTGCAAACTGCCCTGCTGGAAATGATCGAGTGGTGGCGGAGGGGGGGCGGAACGCAGCCTACACCTTGAAAATACGTTCGGGATGCGCAGGAGGCGGCAAGGGTGCGCTGGTGCAGACGGAGAAAACCGGGACGCTATCGACGCTACAAGACCAGACGCTCTTCCAGCCGGTCTATTGTCTAGCGGGAAATATAATTGACCGTTCAGAAACAGCTGGCGCAAACGGATTGGGCGTAAAGGAAAATCGAAGCTACACATTGAACACAGTTGACCATCCAGCGGTAGCGTACAAAGTTCCGGTCTTGAACGACCAGGGCGGCGGCAAGATGGATGTGTCGTATGACGTGGTGGGAACATTGAGGGCAAATGCAAAAGGCCATGACCCGATTGTTCTTGATGCACTGCCGTTTGACACTACACAACTAACCAGCCCGCAGAACGGAAGTAACCCGCACTGGGGCGACCCGTGCCATCCTTTGGCTGCAAGCGCGCATACGCCATCCGCCGTTGTGAAAGTGTTTGATGCACGAGGAAATGGCGACGGCAAGATAGTGCCGACTATTACGGGCGACCACGAAAGCAGAATCACGGACTACACCGCTATTGCAGTTGACTTGTACAATGGAGCCGTGACGGGAGATACGGCCACATCTATCACCTGCCGGAGCATAGCATCACATTCCGGGCCGCAGGTCATGGAAAGCTATGGAATCGGGAACGGACAGGCTCATGCGTCGGTCACAAAAGAAAAGTCTGGCACACTGGACACGATGCACGATGCGCAGGCGGT